GGATGTTAATCCGAGCGGAAAAAATGTCGCCTTTATGTATACGAAGAACGAGGAGAAATTCAGCCTGGAGATTCCCATGCCGTTCTACCAGTACCCTTTGCAGGTGGAAAAGCTGGAAACGGTTATCCCCTGCGAGGCAAGAACTGCGGGGCTTATTATCTATTACCCGCTGTCTATGTTGCTGGCTTACGGAATTTAAGGAGGTCATGAAATGAGGATATATAACAGGTCAAGAAAAATCATCGGGATACTTGGGGAACCCCTCCTTCCGGGGAAAAGCTGTGAACTTCCTTCGGGGTATGAAAAGCATCCGTCAATTATGGACTATCTGGAAAAGGGAGAAATAGAGGACGCAGATACTCCGTCTGGCATTATACCCAAGGGCGGCATCAGCGACAGCGAGAAGGCGAAAATAGCTGAGGAAGCAATCGCCCGCTATAAGGCAGAGCAGGAAAAGCTTACCGCTGCACAGGCGGCAATGGAGGAGGAAATAACCGCCCTGAAGGCGATGAAAAAACCGGAACTTCTTACGAAAGCGGTTGGCATGGGATTGGAAGTCAAAGACGATGATACGGCGGAAGAACTGCGGGAAAAAATAGCTGACGCAATCCGCCAGGAAAAGGATTGTGATGATGACCGCGCTTGAAATCATTCGGATGTTGGCGAAGGAATTTGACAGCGTTGACGATGCTGCACTGAAAGCGATGCTGGTTTTGACAAGGCC